TACAAATGTTACTTCAACCACACAGTTTTTATTATTAACTGTGTTTATAAGTTGTGGTTTATTAATATTGCGATGTGGTTTACCAAACAAACCAAATGCAATTGCATCTAGCATAGTAGATTTACCGGCACCGTTCTGGCCTACAATCAAAGTAGACTTAGATTTATTAAGATCAATGTGAGTCCAATTATTTCCGGTAGATAGGAAATTCTTAAACCTCAACGATGTAAATATTATCATACTGTTTCAATAGCCTGTGCTTCAGTCATAAGATTACGCATAGAAAGTTTTAGTCTGTCTTTATCTAATTCAGTTTCTACTGCTTCAATATACGTATCTAATAGTTCACTCGTTTCTTCAATAGAAACAGATTCATCTTCAACATTAGATCCTAAAAACTCATCGAAGTTTTCAGCAATTTTAAGATCATGAATCTTTCTATTTTGTATTCTATCAATAAATCGATCAAATGTAAATAAATCTTTTTTATTGACAACAACTATCTTTACAAACTTACCGTCTAAATTAGTTACGTTATACTTATTATAATCTGTTTCTTCGTCATTGTACACTATTTTTTGAAATAAAGTATGATTATTTTGTATTGCTTCTAGATCACGTGTTTCTGTATCAAGGATATGAAAATGCTTGGGATCATGCGCATCATTCCAAGAGAATTCCATTTGTGTTCCAAGGTATGTTACATTATCTTTTTGAGACTTTGTATGATAGTGTCCAGACAATACTCTTTCAAATCTTGAAAGTTCTTTATGATCTAAACCATGAGGAGCGGTAACACCACGTAGCACACTAAATCCTGCAAACTCAAAGTGACCACCAATCCAATCACATTTGGCTGTCTTAAAAAACTCCATAGTCTTATCATGATTCTCTGGACATATCCATGGAACCATACCCATCTTTAAAGAACCATATTCCATAACTGTAGGCTCATGTATAATATGAACCTCATTCATATAATGCCCTAATAATTCTTTGAGTGAGTTTAGTTCGTTAGTATTTTTGTAGTAAGTATCGTGATTACCACAAATAATATCCATTGTTATTTGTTCTTTTCGTAACCGTTCAAGAAAGACATGACGATTACGGTTAAGGGCACGGAAATTGATAAACTTCCTGTGATCAAAGTAGTCGCCAAGGTGAACGATATGGCGAATACCCCGCTCCAAAAGAGTAGGAAAAAATACATCATTATAAAATTTCTCTGCATTATCGAGAAATATGTCAGAAGAATTGCGAATCCCACAATGAGTGTCATTTATTATTGCTACCTTCATTTAAAAAAGCCTGTTAAATCAGAATCTACTTTTTGTACTGGTCTCTTACGTTTCTTTTCTTTTTTAGCAAATTCTTTGATTTCAGTATCATAGTCTTTAATTTTTTCTATTCTATCTTTTAGAGTGTCAACAAAGTGCGCTGCAACTCCAGTTTCTGATTCATCTAGTAAGAAGGCTTCTACTCCTGACTGAGACATATATTTAAATTTAATATCTTGTTGCTTTTTCTCTTTGGCAATACGACGTAAGAATGCATACCATGAGATCTGTGTAAAGTATGCAAAGGCATTAGGTTTACCTGATCTTGTGGCTGCTTCTAAATTATAATTTTCGATTGCTTTTAAACAGTTTTCGACTGCGTCCATAACCATTTCTTCTCGATAAGTATATCGAATAAAATTTGATTTATGGGAAAGTCCTTCTGCTATTTTGAGAAAGCACTGGGCAATGTAATCGGGAACAACAGGAAGAGATTCTTCTTTAGATTTAGCTTCTCTTACTTCTGTAACATAGTCTACTACTGCTGTTGAGAATTGTGCATTATTTACATAATGTGGTCTATCTTTAGGTTTCATAATATATCCTTAATATAATATAATTCTATCACGTTTTTGCACGGATGTACACTAAAAAAATATTTAATTTTGCTAAATTAACTGTGTACAATACAAGAAAACTGGTGTATAATAAAAGAGTACCGTTGAGGGAGGATAGTATACTAACCTATCTTATCACCATCTTTACCGCCGGCTGGTATACCTCTATCGCGCATATCATAAATGATTTCTTCAATCTTTTCTGCTAAGCCACCATATGGCGGATCAGTCTCCCAAACCGCGTCGTCGTTAGCTAAAACGCCTAATTCTTTTAACCTTGTTAATAAAACTGAATCATCAGAATCTAATGATGCTGGATCTATATCCTCAATAATGAGAGAAGCTGAGTCCCAAAATACGCGAGCCTGTCGATAATCACTTATGTGATAGCATCTAACTATCTCGTTTCTAATTTCTTCTAATGTCATTTATTTTCTCTGCTATTTTTGATCCTAGATGCGAAATAGTTTTATCTGTAAAATGAAAAGGCGACCTACCTAAATAATGATGATCATCGCCAACTACTTTATCATTATCTATATTTATAATACTAATTTTTTCGTTAAATCCTTTTTTATAAATCCAGGTATATACTAGATTTGATAATCTATTATGATAATTCCAAGAATAATCTCCTACATTCATATCGCTAACATTAGTTAGCATATATGCATATTGACTTACTTTTGGTAGATCGTCATAAAAACCGTACGTACGATTATAATATTTTCTGGCCGGCGGAATGTTTAGAAGAATTACTTTATTTTTAAATTTATTATATATTTTTTCACTAAATTTTTCTAGTAGCTTTGTATTTTTTAAATAATTCTTAGCCACTTCACTATCATATACGCTTGTAGCAAAACTATCATCATTAAGTTTACCGTATATGTCTAATGGAAATTTATATCTCATTATACTTTTCAAATAAGGAACATTATTTCTATCATTGCAATTTAGTTGCAATTCAGGTATTAGTGTTATATGTTCAAACCCATCATCATATCTACTAGATGATTCAAATAACATACTTAGAACAAGATATGTATTATCATCAACAATGCATTCGTCGATAAAATCTTTGCTACATATTTCTTTATAGATTCTTTCAACAGTAAGTGATCTTTTTTCTACGTCACTTAATCTGTTGTGCCATTCGAAAACATTATCTGCAATTCTACCCGGCGGACTCAGCATGCTACTAATAGTCGTGCCCCAAATTCTATGATAAGAATGTTCTGGACGATTATCTCTTAGCCACATAATGGAGTCTTGTACTTCACACCCTCCAAAAAAATAAAACTTCACTAATGCATCTTACTCTTATCTATTGTAAATTTAATAACGTTACTTCCAGCACCAGAATCTAGTTCAGACATTAATATTTCATTTTGTTTTTGTACAAATGCATTATACTTATTTCGCATATCGTCAACATTTTCTTGTGATTCAGTACCGTCGTCCGCAACCGCAGTTTCGATTGCTTTAAAATACTCTAATATTAAATCTTGATTAGGATTAGCTTCTGCGACAATGTGTTGACAGTTTATAATTTGAAAAGCTTCTTTTGTCATTTGATACATCATAAACGGGCGAAATGCATAGTATCTAGTACCATTTGCCATATTGTCCATCTGTACCATTTTCATGGTTTTGCGTATAACAATGGCATCATCTTCTTCGTGGTATTCAACCACTTCGCACATGATTTCATCATCGTTAGCTAATTTAAATTGTCTAATTTCCAATTGGCACCTCTATGATTTTATAATCAAATTTTTCTTTATTATATATTTTTACTCTTTCCTCGCTGTGGAGGATCGCGTAGTTTTTCCTGCTTTTCGTCTGTAAGTCGTCGGCGATATCATATAGTCTTGTGATGCGGCCATCATCCGCTTTTCTGAGTCCTCGACCGATTGATTGGAGGACTTTGATTTGTGACTTTGACGGAGAGGCGAAGATAATATTGTGAAGGTTCTTAATGTTGATTCCTGTACTAAATGTGCCCAAGCTTGCAACAATGATAGCATTTTTCTGTTTCTCCGTTATTTCTCTTATAGCTTCTCGATCTGAAGTTTCTACCTCACCTGATACATAAAATATTTTTCTATCTTCTTCGGCTTTGTCATTGATCATATCAAAGAGAGGCTTTCCGTGCTTTTCAACAAAGTTAAAAAGGACGAGAGTATTTCCACTAGCATCCAAAGCCAGATTGCGAATAAAAGTGTTCCGAGACTTATTTTTAACAATCCAATCGATCTCATCTTGATACGTCACCTTTCCAAGAGACTTACGTATCTCTTCATTATATTTTAATATAATTATATTTATATCTAATTTGGCAAGCGTATTATTGTCTTGCAAAGCTTTGGTTGTTGTTACCCTATGTATTTTTCCAAACAGTCCCTGCAGGACGAGGTGATGGACTTGTGCGTTATCCAGTGTGCCAGTTGTGCCAATTCTATATTTTGCTTCGGTACATTTATTCATAATGTCAGTTAAAGATTTAGATTTAAATCCGTGACATTCATCACCAATAACCATACCAAATTGATCAAACCATTCTTTAGGTAACTTATATATTGATTGCCATGTAGATATTACTACTGAAGATTCTATATTATCTTTATCTTTACCAGAATATATTTTATGTATGGCTTTTTCGCCTAGACCATAATCAACAAAATCTTTTTGCATTTGTTCTACTAATGAGGTTGTAGGGACAACTACTAAGACTCTTCCGGCTTTAGGATATCTGAATCCATCTGCAATATATTTTAGCCATAACTGAGATAAACAATAAATGATTAATCAAAGTTTTTGTATTATTTTAAAAGGATATGTGTAATGCAAAGTTATTTTCATTTAATATCAAAATACATATACAAAAATATTTTTAATTTTTTGAAATATGATTTCAGTGAATAT